TGAAGCCGTCAAAGCAGCCGTTCCGCTGCCCTTTACATAGCCAGTTAGGGTTGCCGCACCCGTACCACCCTGCGTCACGGTAAGCGCGGTAGTCAGGCCAACAATGCTTGTAATGTCGCTATTTGCGCCAGAGGAAGCCGCAGATAGATTCGTGCGAGCCCCAGATGCAGTTGTAGCCCCAGTTCCGCCATTGGCGACAGCAAGCGCCGTAGAGGGCGTGAGAGACCCTGTGATACTAACTCCGGTCGGCGTAACATCGACAATCTTGGTGCCGCCTGCGGCGATACCCATAGAGTTCGACGCAGAACTGAAGATGCCGGTGTCGTTGTCCCCCTGAAAGGACACGCCGGGAGTGGCCGCAGACCCTTTTTGCGAAAGGATCTGCTTGCTGTTCTGCGCCGAGCTTGTCATGCCGTGATCTCCATAACGGAGGCGATAACGTCAACAGAGGCGGCTGCTGTGACGGAAATGCTGTTTCCGGTCAGCAAAACCAGCCTGTTGTTGTTTGAGAAGACCGACAAGTTGCTGCCAGACGGAAGAGGGGCCGCATTCAACAGATTGACTGTTGTGGCCCCCTTTACGGCGCTGACGGTAACTGTCGTGTCTGACCCTGCGTCATTGGCGATCACCAGACCGATTATAACGCTGGTGGTCGATGTTGGGGCGGTGTAAACCGTTGTAACCGTAGTGACGTTGTTCGCCACGGCATTCGTAAAGGTCTGAGCCATCGCGGCCTCCTATTCTGCGGCGAGTTTACCCGATTCAGGGGTTGCTGTCACGAAGGCCAGATTGGTCTTCAGCCGTTGATTGTCGGGTTCTTTTTCGACTGCTAGGCGGGCTTGTTGAATGCAAACTTCGGTCAACCCAAGATGCCAAGCAGCCAAAGAGGCCAAGTCATGCGGTTGAGAGCCCCAAACGGCAGGGTCGCATGTGTAGACTTTTAGCCGGTCAACGATCCGCAGCGCCCGCATGGCATACGCAAAGCATTCTTCCCATCTTTGCTGACGATACATGAGCATTGCAAGCTCACACCATGGCTCACGGGTATTTGGGGCTTCTGAAGCAGCCGAATGGAACGCTTTTTCGGATTCCTCAAAGTTTCCAAGTTCATTGTAGCACCGGCCAATGACCCGATAAGCGTAGCACCGCTCATTCATCCATGTGGCGCGAGGAAGAGCCAAATAGCTTTTGCAAGCATCCACAGCTTCTTGCCAGCGAGCGTTGAAGCTCAATTCACGGGCATAATAAAAGGCATTACGCGGGCATTGAGGATCTTCTTTTACGGAAAGTTCCAGAAGGTCCATGTACTGCCCCCGGCTTTTGGTCGGGTCTGGCTTGTGGACGGCAAGGAGCATGTCGGTTTGCGCCCAAACTTCAGTAATTCTGCCGTCCGGTACGGGATACTCGTGGCAGGGATGGTGCCAGAAGTATCCTTTTCTGGCATGGATTTTTTCGTAATAGAACGCGATCCCGCAACCCCAATCAAACATATAACGGAGCCGGGTTGTTTCTGGGGTCCAGACACGTTCAATTTCCTCACGCCAACCGGGCTCTAAAAGCTCGTCAAGGTCCAGACTGATGCAGACATCAAAATCGCGAGGGATAAGGGCAAGAGCTGCATTACGAGCCAAATCGAAGCGCCAAGGAGTGATACATATGTCATGAACTGTAACGCCATGCGCCCTAGCGCGCTCTGCTGTGTCATCCGTGCTTCCTGTGTCTGCTATGAGAATTAAATCTGCGTCCTTGGCGGATGCGCAGAAACGTTCTACGAACTGAGATTCATTCTTGCTGATTGCGTAGACTGCTATTTTCATTTTTCACCTTGCGAAAAGAAGGAAGAAGTTGCCATTTGCCACAGACGGAGGCGCAGTGAATATCCAGCCACTGTTTCCGGAGACATTGGTAGAGTTTGCGCCAGCGTACCAAGTCAACGTGCTGGGCGTTGCGGCGCTGTCTTTTATGCTGAGATAATCTGCCGATACGGTGCCGCCGCCCGTCTTCACAAGATTTGCCGCCGATCCAGCCGCAGTGCTGGTAATCGTGACCAAGTTGCCAGCGGTCCCGCTGACAGTCCAACTACCCATCGTCTGAGTTGTACCAGCCGTGAATATGAACGCAGTCGGGCTGACGCCATTGGTAATGCCCAAGAACGTGTTGCTGTTTTGGATGGTTAACGCGCCAGCGCCATCGTTGGACAAGATGCAGTTGAACGTGCTGCCGTTGCCGAAAAATGTCTTTGCAGCAGCAGCATTCATTCGAATGTAGCCGGTGCCTGTTCCGGCAATTGTGGTGAAGCCCGTTGGGTTAAAATTGTCGAATGTTGGCGCGTATGGGCCAGTTAGTAGCAGCGTCCCGCCATTAAACGTGAGGCTTTTGGTTCCTACGCCTGTACCAAATCCAGTGGCCGTCCATGTGTAGCCGTTGAGGTTAATTGACCCATTAATTGTTGATATTTTTCCGGTGGTGTTATTGCCAACCAACGTAAGGGTGCTGTCAGTGTGGTTAAATACGATTGAAGTGTTCATGCCCTTGAAGGCTGTGACGCCGGTAGCAGATGCCGACAAGGCCGTCGCGCCTGTCATTGTCTGGCTGTTGCCATCGAATGTGCCGTTGTTGAAGTTAAAGGTACGAGAAGCGCCCATCGCAAAAGCATCAGCAAGCTGCAATGTGCCGCCAGCACCGTTCTGCGCCATCGGCATATCAAAAGTTTTGCCGTTGGACGTTAAAATTTGTGTTCCGCTTGTCGCCCTAAAAATAATACCCGGACTTGATGCAGCAAGGGTCATTCCAGATGAAAGAGTCAAATTTCCATAAATGATTGTGTCTACCGTGCGCGAAGGTAGGGTTCCTGCAAAACCTGTTGTGCCGCTGGCTACAAAATTTAGGTTTTTGAATGCCGGAGTGTTGGTCAGTGTCAGCGTGTAGGTGCCACTGATTATGTTAAAGCTTAGAGCCTGAGCCTCTGTAAGGGTTCCCGGCGTCAGGGTTGTCGCTGTTGCCGTGTTGTTGTCGATGGTGATGTTTGACGTGCCAGTGTAGGCAAAGTTCGTGCTTGTCGCTGTTGTCCAAAGCGTTCCGCCGTTACTATTAAGCCTGATGCTCCCGCTTGTGCCAAAAGCTATAGTTCGAGCATTGGAATTGCTTGAACTGAAGAGACCAGTCGTCAACGTCTGATTATTTAAGTTGAGCGTACCATTGGTAAGGGTAAGAGTGCGCGTGGCCCCCATTGTTAGCGCATCGGCAAGCTGGAAGGTGCCGCCAACTCCGTTGATGGTTATTGAACCATCTATTGTTTTTCCAGCAGTTGTGATGGTTCTAGCAGTGGCTGACGTAGAACCAAATGTAAGTGTGTTGGAAAAAGCATTAACCGTCATTGAAGAGTTTAACGTTAAACTTCCAAAACAAATGGAAGTATTTGCCCCAGACCAAGTGCCTGAAAATGTTGAACCAAATGTTATGTTTCTAATGCAAAAATTAGCAGTTCCAAGCAAGTTGATTTGATAAGTTCCAGAAGTTGCAGGAGCAACTACTACAGAATAACTATTTGCTTCGGTTGCAATACCAGATGCAAAGGTTAAAATGCTTGCACCTGAATATGTCAAAGTGACCGTTGGATCAGTTCCTGTGACAGTCAAATTTGTAGTTGTGTTAAGTGCCCAAGCAGTGGTTCCTGTGCCTAAAAGTGTAATAGACCCAGTTCCAAAAGCAAGAGTGCGTGTGTTGGCGTTATTGGAAGAAAAATTGCCCGTTGTCAGCAAGCTAGTATTAAGATTAAGAGTCCCATTTGTTAGGGTCGTAGTAATTGTGGAAGGTTGCGTTAAAGCATCTTGAAGCTGCCATGAGCCGCCAACACCATTAAAAGTAATTGGCCCCGAAATAGTAGTAGAGGATGTGGTGATAGTTTTAGCTGTTGTGGCGTTAAATGTTATTGCGCCAGTTGCGCTCCAAATTGTTCCAGAAGAAAGTGACATGCTGCCGGAAACTGCCAAAGTTCCCGTACTGAAAAATGTCACGGTTCCAGCGGAAACAGTAATGTCTCTGCAAAGAAGCGCACCAGACATCGTGACGGTATAAGTTGACGCAGAGCTGAAAACAACATCATCCGCAGCAGTTGGAACCTGTGCGGGGGACCAAACTGCGGTATTTGTTGTATTCCAAGTACCTGTCCCGCCAACCCAAGTAAGTGTCGCCATGATTACACCGCAGGATCAACGGGAACTTCTTCAACAGGAGCTTCAACAGGAGGAGCGGTCACAATCGCATACCAATTGTCATATCGCGATTGTTTCATCGCAGCGATGTCTTCCGGCGCCAGCTTCTCATAGTCCTCCGGGCGCATGACAAGCGCATCGCTGAGAACATAGGGCTCCGTTCCGATCCGGAACTGATCTGCAAGGCGTCCATCGTCAAGGTATACAATAGCCATCGGTGTCTCCTTTAGGTTTCTTGCGAGATTGCTACAATATCCCAGCGCGAGGCGCTAGAGTTGTAGATCATGCCGAAATACGTCGATTTGCTGGAAGTCAGCGTGTAGGTCCAGTTGCTCGCACTAGCAGTCATTACAACGCCAACCGGGCGATACCCATTGGTTACTCCACCTGTAAATGTAAGAACGTAGGCAGATCCATTGTTCAGAACACGAAAGACAAACTTCTGTCCATCGTTAGGAGTGCCTGCATCTGCGCTGATAGTCAGTGCATTGGCAAGAGCCGTAAAGGCATATTCGTCGTAAGAGTTGGTGTTCAACGCGAACGGAGAGGTGGTGCTAGTTGGCCCAGTGATGCGCGGCGTGATGTTCTTATTGGTCAGCGTCTGCGTGTCAGTAGTGCCAACAAGAGGCCCAACAGGAGCCGTCAGAGACGTTCCCCAAGCCGAGCCAGTCGAGACCGCTACGCCAGCGCCGGGATAAGACGAAACTACACCGGGAGCGCCCGTGGGGCCAGTAGGCCCGGTAGGGCCTGTGGGGCCAGCAACCGAAGACGCAGGGCCAGTTGGGCCGGTGGGGCCTGTTGGTCCTGCCACTGACGAAGCAGGGCCAGTAGGCCCGGTTGGACCTGTTGGACCCGGAACGCTAGAGGAAGCACCAGTTGGCCCAGTGGGTCCGGTTGGACCAGCCACTGAAGATGCGGGTCCTGTTGGGCCGGTTGGGCCTGTAGGCCCCGGAACAGAAGATGACGCGCCTGTGGGTCCAGTGGGTCCGGTAGGACCAACAATACCTTGCGCGCCGGTAGGCCCTGTTGGTCCCGTTGGACCAACGATACCTTGCACACCCGTTGGTCCTGTAGGGCCAGTGGGGCCGGTAACTCCCTGCACACCTGTAGGTCCGGTAGGGCCGGTTGGCCCAGTAGGGCCAGTAATTCCCTGCACACCAGTTGGCCCCGTTGGTCCAGTTGGTCCCGGAACTGTTGACGCAGCGCCTGTGGATCCCGTAGGGCCTGTTGGTCCCGTTGGTCCTGTTACGCCCTGAATACCTTGCGATCCCGTAGGCCCTGTGGGTCCGGTAGGACCTGTAACGCCTTGTATGCCTTGCTGTCCAGTTGGCCCTGTTGGACCCGTTGGCCCAATCGTGCCTTGATCTCCAGTTGGCCCAGTGGGTCCAGTAGGTCCTGCTATTCCCTGCGCACCTGTTGGGCCTGTTGGGCCGGGAACGGTTGAAGATGCGCCGGTGGGACCAGTGGGGCCAGTCGGTCCAATAGGGCCAGAAGCGCCGTTGATATTGGTTGTCCAAACGGAGTATGTGCCAAGCCCAAAAAATGAAGTGACGTTGACAACAAGTGCGCCTGTCCCGGCGTTGTAAGACGTAACCGACCCAATCATGTAGTTGGATGGCGAATTGGCGATAATCAATTGCTGCGCGACCGTATAGGCCAGCCCAGTTCCAACAGTCAGCGATTGTGTTCCTAAGCCAATCGTAAGAGATGTTGTGCTGGTAGAATTATAAATTCCACCGGGGATGCCGGTTGGCCCCGTAGGTCCAGTAGGGCCGGTAGGCCCAACAACGCCTTGCACACCTGTAGGGCCAGTAGGCCCTGTAGGCCCGGTAATACCTTGAACACCCGTAGGCCCTGTAGGTCCAGTAGGGCCAGTAGGACCGGGAACAACAGAATCAGCACCAGTAGGCCCTGTAGGCCCCGTGGGACCAGCAACCGTAGAAGCTGCGCCCGTAGCTCCAGTAGGCCCGGTTGGGCCTGTGGGGCCTGTAGGCCCTACAACAGTTGAATCAGCACCCGTCGGGCCGGTAGCACCTGTGGGGCCAGCAATACCCTGTACGCCTGTGGGACCGGTAGGCCCGGTTGGGCCGTAGGGGCCGGGGTTCCCTTGAGGGCCGGTAGGGCCAGTTGGCCCGGTAGGGCCGGTTACACCCGTGGGTCCAATCTCGCCCGTATTGCCCTGCGCCCCAGTCGGCCCGGTCGGCCCGGTAGGCCCTGTGGGTCCCGTGACGCCCTGAACACCCTGCGGGCCTGTTGGGCCTGTTGGCCCTGTCGGGCCTGTGAACCCAGCCCCGGTAGCGCCTGTAGGCCCATAAGGGCCAGTCGGGCCGGTGGGGCCAATGTATTGCAGAAACTGCCCGAAAGCCGCGCGCTTGGTAATTCCACCTTGCACAATGATCGTTGTATCATCAGCCTGTGGCGTATCCGCCAGCGGGAGTTGAGTGATCTTTGTTGGGATAAGATTTGTAGGTACGCGCGGATTGTTCGTCATGGGACCAAATACCCGTCGCCCTCTTCGCCAATGATGAAATCGTCACCATCCTGCGAAATCGTGCCATACATATTCAGCGCGATATTAGTATCTGGTCGAGGGTAAAACAAGTTAATCCGTTCCGGCTGCCTAGCGGCAAGACGATACGGATCGAATTGATCTTTGTCTTCATTGCAGACATAGAGGCCGGGATAGTTCGGGTCAGAAGAAAGATCCTCAAGCGACATCTTTCGGGAACACCGGGCGCAAATCCCGATGCCGAAAGTTGATCTGCCACGAGGGTCAAGAAAGATGCTCATCGTGTTCTTCCCTGTGCCTCTAGGGTTGCTTTTCTTGATGCAACTCGCTTTGCCACTTGCTCAGGGGTTTGTTTTCGACCTTTTTGAAAAGCAGATACTTTAGCTTTTGCAGATTCGGACAGGGGACGTCCTATTTTGTTTTTACCCACAAGCCATGGAGTTGGCCTGCTAACTCCCTTGAGCGGGTTTATGTAAGTTTTTCCGCGATATTTTGAAACTGGGGGTTTATGGCCGCCAATAGACAAGTTCCATCCAATCCCTTCAGATGGTCGTAATTTTCTTTCTATTTCATAACAATAGGCCTCTTCGCCTATTAGAACCACTGTTTTCACCAGCAAATCCCAACCATATTTATTGATCGCGTTGGATAAATGTTGGTTGTCATGGCGAGCTTTTGAATGAGACCATTTATGGCCATATAGCCACCTTTTCTGAGAGTTCCTAGATACGCCAACATATCCCTCAGACGCGATGTCTGAATGATGTTGAGCGCGTATCCAATAAACTTCAGCGGCCATTTTGTTACCTAACGTGTATAGTGAGAAATATTCGGAGCAAAGTAGATTGGGGAGTTATCGCGCTCTTCGTCCTGAGCGATTTTCAACGCCTCGTCTGCCGTCGCTTTGATGGGGCCAATTAGCTGCAAGTTGAAGTCAGGTAGCTCCATGGCCAACCGCCATGCAAGCTGCCAGACAATGGTCTCGTACCAACGCTGAGGAATGTCCAATTCGTCGGTAAGCGTCCCAACATCCATGATGTAACGCTGCCGCCAAATTGTAAGCTGCCCGAACATGTTGGTTGTATCGGTCACAGGCCAGATACGCATGACCGGGTAGTCGCGCTGGCGATCAAACCAATACTGGAGAGGGCGACCAGAAAAGGTCTTGTTAGGTAGATTGGTCCAGTCGTCGCGGTTCATTCGCGCCAGTGGGATCTCGGTAGGGTTGTTCGCAGCGTAAAACTCAATAACATTCAATGTGTTACCGCCAGTTTCGCGCATACGAAAGTAGTTGACCGGCTGGGTGCCGTCAATGTCGTACCACTGCCACTTACCAGCGGTGTAGAGCGTAGCGCCCGGGGACAGGCAAGAGGTCCACGTCGCGCCATCGTTCGACCACTCGTAGACGATATTGAACGTCCCTGTGGTCGCCATCATCACGCCAACGGTCGTGACCTGAACCTGAGACTGCGGGTCAGCGATTGGGTCAGCGCCGATGTAGGCGATCTCAATGTTCCCGTTTGGCCCAGTCTGGGCGCAAGAGGTATCAAGATCGCCGTCGAAAGCGTACTGGGGTATGCCTCCCGGCGCGCTGTACTGAACCGGCCCATTCTGCCGAGACAACCAGCGATAATTGGCATTCAGGATGTCCATCGTACCTTTGGGCGGCACAATAGCTGCCTGCCCGAGAGGGAGCGGGAGGATCTCCTTCTCGATGCACCAAAGAGGGACACCCTGACTGCCAAGCGACGAAAGCAGCAAATAGAGGTTGTCTTTTGCCGTTTCGATCAGCTCAGAGGAAATTTGTTGCGGTTGCATACGGCAGCGCCGGAAGGCGTGATCAATCACCTTCCGGGTCTGAAATACGGTCGTTGAGACTGTACCGGAGACGGCCATTTAGCAACCGACCTTTCCGCCCTTTTTCATCATGCTGGGAGCGTTTTCAGGCGCCGCCATTGATGCCTTCTTTGCCATGGCTGCGCGGATTGCCCCAACATTAGGCTGGCCGGGGCGAGCCTGATTGACGCCAACACCGCCAGCAGGTGCGCCCTGCTGCGGGATCATGGGGCCGCGAGACGCCACAGGAACGCCCTTGGGTCTGCCCATCATCTGAAGCGGGCTGGCAACTCGCGGGGGAGTAATCCCGCCGTCAGCCTTCTTCAACGCGCCGGGCTTGACCATGTTCTTGATCATCTTCTTGTCTTCGGCAGCGTCGTCGTGAGTTTCGCCACCTTTCTTAAAAGGTGTCTTCTTCTGACCCTTCAATGAGGATTCAATGGCGTTCGACTTTGCCATCTGAACCTTCTGAGCCATGCCGCCCTTCTTGAGCGCCAGAGGCTGTGCATCCGCGCCCGGCATAGGCTGCGCAGCGGACTGCTGGGCCTGCTGCGCCATCATAGCGCGGCGCTTGGCAGCCTGAGCCATCATAAGCTGCTGCTTCTGCTGGGGCGTAAGCTGCGGCATACCCTGCGCAGCCTGCATAGAATCACCGCCACCCATGCCAGTGGCATCAACGTTGCCGCCGTCATAGTAGTTCTTCTTGACGTGACCGCCTTTGGCGTACATCTGCCCAGTCACCTTGCTGGGGGCGCTCTTGGTATAACCAGCGGCTGCCGGAAACTCGAAGTCTTTTACATAACGAACGGCCATTGGCTTATTCCCTAGTTGCAATCCCATTTTCTGAGGGATTTATTGATGCGACTGTCAGGGTCCCGGGCGGTTTCGGCAGAGGTTAATTTTGCCTTCATGCCCTTCATCCTTGAACAGAATGAATCCCGCCTGCCAGCAGCAGCCGGGCTTTTTTTGGCCTCAGCAGAACTTACCGGGCGCTTGATGTCATGTCCCTGAGCGCGCAAAGACGCGCGCCCTTTCTCGTTGAGGCCGCCTTCAGGGTTCTTTCCCTCAGCGCGTGTCCAAGCCCCACCAGTCTTGTAGACCGGAG